ACATCTACTCCAAGTGTACTTGGATCTTGTATAGAATATCCAGATTTTGAACCTATTTCATAGTTTCTATACTTATTCTTTGTAAGTGTAACTGGATCTATATGGCTTTCCTGTGGAGAATTTGTATCTGATCCCAGAGGCAGTGTACTTGTTACAGTACCCCTAAGTAGAGAAGAATATTTCTCAGAATTTGAAACTTTATTCATATTTACAGGAAGTAGCATAAACCAGATATTTTAGATAATCAGTGTATATATCCTATGAAAGGGAAATTTATATTTAAAGGTATAAATATTATCTAAAACATGTTCTTTAAAGATGACAACAGTTACAATAAATCATTCTACATTTCCATTTCTTCCTGGTCAAGTTTTTAACTTTTCGGAACCTATTACTATACTAGTTGGAGATATAGGAGTAGGCAAAAGTACTATGCTTAAACTTATAGCAACAGAAGACCCTGCTATCCTTATAAATAGAACATGTAAAAATATTATTTGGTGGGACAGTGAACTTGGAAATCCAAGAACAAGAAACTATGAAATTCTGGACTTCTTTTTACAATATGTAAACAACATAGAACTTCCACAGGAGGAAAAACTTAAAATTGGAAAGATAGTTAAAGATTTTCTTGTCTTAAACAGTGAAGAAAGTACTCTAACTTGTAGTCATGGAGAAAAACTTTTCCCTATTCTTGAAAGTATAAAAAGTCACACAGGTAGTCTTATTC